ACCAAACCGATACTTGCAGTTGTAAAGTTTTTCCATAATGCTAGATAGGCTCTTAGCTTTAAACAGATGCGCTTCATCACCGATAACTACATTGAACTGTTGAAACCATTGCTTTGGCATCTTATAGATTGACTGCCAAGTGGATATAACTATTGACTCTTCAGTTTCTTTTTCAACACCAGAAGTGATCTTATGAATATCTTTATCATAACCATAAGACTTGAAGTCACCTGACATCTGATGGACTAAGGAGATAGTAGGCACAATGACGAGAGTCTTTAAATTAAAATACTGTGTAACCATATAGATGATAAGAGACTTACCAGAAGCTGTTGGCGATAACATCAATGCTCTACTCTTACGCACAGCATGAGCTAATGCTTCAATCTGATAGTCTCTAGGTTCTAATGGTAGGTTTAATGTTTTAGCAAACTCATATGCTTCTACTAAAGAGAACTGAGTGTCATTGAACTCTGATAGGAACTCTACACTATAGTCGCGTGAGCGAGCGAATGCTAGGACATTATTAAGCAAGCCAGCATAGATCTGTTTTGCCATAACATTATAGAGTCTGATCTTACCATCCCAGATTTTATTTTTATAAAGAGGATGGAACTTAGCATTGGGAATCATAAACGTAAAATGATCCGATAGCTCCATAGCTACGGATGCAACACACTCAACACGAATGTAAGTCTCGTTGACTTTAGAAATTCTAAGGATGTCGGTCATATGCCTCCATTAGTGAATCTCTGCCAGTCAATATAGTTCTTAATCATATAACCACGGTCAGTTATGTTCTTAATGATAGACTCTAATAGAGTGATCTTTTCTTTTTGATAAGCAATCTTTAGAGTCATGTTAATGATATCTTGATCTGCTTCAAGATGCATAGGGATATCTGACTTCAATATAGTACGAGGATTAGGCATCCAGTTATGGCCAATCAAGCTCTCTTTATCAAGAGTACCCATAAAGTATTCATACTTGTCAAGATACAACTGCTTATACTCTGTCTCCACCTTGCGCAGAGCAAGTCTCTCTTGCGAGAAGATCTTGTAATACTTGTTGTGTAGTTTGGGAATCTTAACTGCTTCTTTATCAATACCAGCAGTGTTAATCTCTGAGTCTTGCGACCATAGATCAAATATCTCGTCAAGCTTCATCATATAACCTTATCAGGGAAAGAAACAGTATACTATATTACTAAGATAAAGTCAAGCTTTAAAATCTTGTGTAGTTATACTGAAAATATTTGAACTCAGCAGTGGCTGTAAGATAGTTGACATCAGTCTCTGTTGAGTTAAACTTGAAACCAGAGATACTGACAGGAACGATATCTGTAAATGTTACCTTTATGTTTGGCTGCATGGCACTATTTAAAATGATAAGATCAGCATTCACCAGAACACCTTGCCCACTTGTCTTAGTCTGTGCAGCGATAGCCTTGTACTCATCGAAGCTGTTAGGTTTACCGATTGCCTTGATCCAATCATGCATCTCGAAATAACCTTGCATACCCTCATCGATCTTGAAAGTAACCGAAAAGTTATCATATGTTAGATGATCGCCGGGAATCATTATTTTACTGAAAGGTGTCTGCAGGTCTTCGGTCGCGTTCAACGACAGCCGAGGGAAGTCGAAGCTTTGGACGAAATACTCGAGGTTGGGAAGCTTCGTTATGACGAACTTAAAGCCTAATGGGGATAGGAAGTTAAGGTCTGTGGGCTGTCCTGGGTACGTGGCCATCGGCTATCCTATTGATTTTACTCATATATTTATATCAAAGAAAAAGCTTGACTTTTATCGAAAAAGGGTCTATAATGGTTGTATGATGAAGGTTAAAGAGGAAAAGATGAAAAATATTGAGATCCGTGATGTTCGCCTTGGTGACGTGGTTCGCTGGGAATCAGTGGCTGGTGTTATCCGTGGTGAGGTTGTCTCTATGGATATGGCTCCTACTGCCGCTGGTGACTATGTCCCGTGGTACACGATTAAGAGTTGGAATAACAGCACTACTCGTCTTTGTGGTCGTGCCAGTTACCTGACTATGATGAAATTTGAAGTCATATTTCGTGATCCAATCGTGGTTGCGGCATAAGTATATGGCTAAAGGAGAACGAACATGATTACTGTTAAGCAGTACAGCTTCCCTACCTTTGATGATGGCATTATCCCCATGGAGAGGATGATGAATTATTTGTCTAGGCAGCGTCGCCATTATCGTAAGCTGGACAACGAAGAGCAGGACTGGCTCGATTGGGCTGAACAGGCTCTTTATGTTGACCCACAATTCAAGAGATATAGAGCTTAAGGATACGGATTCCTTAGCTCAGTTGGATAGAGCGTCAGACTTCTAATCTGAATGTCGCTGGTTCAAATCCAGCAGGGATCGCCAATATGCCCACATGGTGGAATGGTAGACGCGCGAGACTTAAAATCTTGTACCTTAAGGTGTGCTGGTTCGAGTCCGGCTGTGGGCACCAAAGTTTGTATGTAGGAGATGGATGGAGAAAAAAATAGCTTGACTTTTATTTTAAACTAGTGTATATTTAATGTACGGTGATAAAACCGTTTTTTGAAACTTAGGAGAATGTTATAATGACTAATACAAAGATTAATCGCGTGATCGTTGCCCTTGAATCGGGCGAAGAGCTGTCTGCCAACCAGATGCGTGCTCGTTTTGGTTTCACGACCACTAACGCTGCTCGCGCCACAGTTGCGAAGCTTCGCGGCGAAGGCTTCTCGATCTATACGAATGAGAAGACCAACTCGAAGGGTGTTCGCACTGCCAAGTATCGTATTGGTAAGGCTTCTCGCGATATCGTTTCGGCTGGCTACAATGCTCTTCGCGAGCAGGGTATCTTCCCGATGGGACGTTAATACTTAATTAAGTAGAGAGGGGGGAAGGACCACGCCTTCCCCTTTTTTTATAATTTTACTGAATGGGAGTACTCTTGGCTAGAAAATCTCAAAGTGATTACTTTCTTGACGATGTGCACCATCATAGAATTAATCGAAACAATTTTTCTATCTATATTGGCGGCGACCCTACTCATATGGGTAATGAGGGTTATGAGCCTGGTGTAGATTATAGCATGGCAGATAGGTTCGAGTTAAATCTCGACATCCTATCTTCAATCGATAAATCAAGACCCATTCTAGTTAATCTGTCCTCTTGCGGTGGATGTTGGGAAGAGGGTATGCAGATGTTTGCAGCCATCCTATCATGCCCCAATCCCGTAACTGTACTTGCTCTAAAGCATGCTCGCTCCATGACATCTCTGATCCCTCTGGCAGCTGATAAGTTCCTGATCAGACCACCCTCTACCTACATGTATCATAGAGGTACATATGGTATCGAGTCTCTTGATGAAGAAGTTGAGACGGAGGATAATGAGCGCAGGAAAGCACAAGAGCTGATGCTTAGAATTTACGTTGCTCGTCTAAAGGAACAGGGGAAGTTTAAGGCTCTTAGTGATGGTAGGATTAAGACCCACCTAAAAGAGACTATGAGAGACAAGATCAATGTACATCTTGCAGCCGATGAAGCAGTAGCCTGGGGATTTGCTGATGGAGTTTTTGCAGGTAACACGGAATCACTTCGTGCTACTGAGGTAAACATACCGCGAAGAAAACGAATGCTAGAGGTTCTTCGGCGACCTATTAATATACAAATCAAAATTAGTTAAAAAAAAGAGGGACCTTTTGGATCCCTCTTTTTAGTTTGTAGAACTCGTTTTTTTATTAGATGATATTCGAAACGAGGAAGCGACGGTAGAAAACGTTACTGTTAGCAGTTAGAGCGCCGCCAACTGTGGAAGCAGCACTGTCTAGTGCGCCAGTTGAGAAGGGGTTCGCGACCATGCCGTAGCGGGTCTTGAAACCAATCTTGGGCTGGAAGCTGTCCTGGCCAACAGCACGTACCATCTGTAGGGGAACATAGGGGCAATAGAAGACGCCAGCGTCAAAGGCAGAAGAACCCTTGTAACCGCAAACGACATAGTTGCCACCAGCATAGGGGTCGATATAGACGCGAGTGCGACCATTTAGGACACCGGCAAAGGTATTGCCTGTATCATCAACCTGGAGGTTATTGCTGTTTAGAGCAGGAGCGTAATCTAGAACACCAGCCATCTGTAGAGCAGACGCAACGTCTGAAGAACAGATAATGATGTTACCCTTACCACGACGAGTTGCCTTGGCAATAGCATTAGATTCGCGTTCGATCTGGAACATTAGACCCTTGAACTTTTCAACTGACCAACGGCCATTTGAGTCAACGTCTAGGTCGAAAGTACCAGCAGAAGTTGTATCAGTTGCACCTGAAGAAGCTGTTAGACCGATTGTACGGACAACTTCGCGATTGATTTCAGCTAGAATTTCAGCTGAAAGAATCGAGGATAGCTCTGTCTCAGCGTCTAGACCGTGGATCGCCTTTAGATCCTGGGCTAATTCGATTGAGTACTCAGCCTTGAGGGCACGTGACTTTGCAGTTACAGTGACCTTGTCGATTGAGAATGCCATCTGAGCAAATTCGGAATTGCTTGTGGTGCCAAGCATTTCAGCCTGGGCAGTTGACATACCAGACGCAAAGTTATATGCGGCATTAGTAGCAGCAGGAACAGTACCGACGTTATTGCCGGACTGGCCAAGGCTGTTATTGCCAGCATTGATTGTTGTATGACCAGTGTTGGCTTCGTTGTAGAAGGCATCATTACCGCTCTGTGAAGTATACTGGGGACGTAGTGCAAAGATCAAGCCAGTTGGGCCAGTCATTGGCTGCACGCCGCAGATGTCATAGGCGATTAGGTTAGGCATTGCACGACGAACTAGTGAAATTAGCACTGGATCGTAGTT